GCGCCTCGAAGACTCTTCGGGTTTCGATGATCGAAATATCCAAAGTTGGTCGCCTTCTAATTTTGCAATCGCTGCATTGAGGGTTTCATCCTCTAGCAGCTGCTTGGCCTTTCGGCCTTTATTTACCTGGTCTTCGTTTGTCACTTACTGTGCCATTCCTTGAAAGGTTGATGGGGGCATCATCTCAGGCGTTGGTGGCTGCTGCTGCACAAACTGTGCGGCTTGTTGCTGGGCCAATAGCGCCTGCTGACGCATTGCTTCACGATCAATACTTTGAGCCGCATCAATTTCGGCTGTAGAGATCTGTGATTTGTACTTTAACTCAATTTCATACTTTTTGAGGTACATATCCTGAGCCATCTTGTCGCGGGTCAGGTCGTCATCCATGATCATTTGCTGGCGCTTAAGTTCAAGCTCGGCAGCCTTCTTTTGGATGTCGGCCTTGATTGACTCGGCCTGCACTTGGGCCAAGACTTCCTCTGGGGTTGGTTTTGGCTGTGGTGTGGGTGGCACATAGTCAGCAGGGATTTGCTGGAAATAACTTGTCGTGTCTTTGAAGCCAGACAACTCTACGATTTTGCGCAGGGTATTGCTGAACTGCTGGGGCGTGACCAAGGGATTCGTTGGGCCAAGTTGTTGCAAGATTTGCTCTTGCTTGGACATGATCATCATCAGCGCTTGCAAGCGCTCATTGGTATCGCCATTGCCAAGTGCAATGTTGATGTTGGCATCCATGCTGGTATCCCAGAATCTTGGATCGATCTGCACCCACTCGTTGCGCATCCGCACCATTCGGGCTTTGTCCTGGTGCGTTGTTGCCAAGAACAAAATGCCCTTAAATAGCTTTTTCATGCCTTCAGCCAAGATTCTGGCTGTCAGCTCAATGCGGCCTTGGCTTGCGTTGATCGTTGCGTTGACAGCTGCTTTGGTGCTTGACTGCAATGCATCAGCGTTCAGACCCATGGCCGCCTTGCTCATGCCGGTGCGATCTTCCTTGATCTGGTCCATGTATTCCATCATCGGGAATGCGGCCTGACCCACAAATGGAGTCGTCAAAGGCTGGACCATGCCAGGCGCTCTCATGCGAATGATTGCACCCGTCTCGTTGTTTAAAACATCATCGATGTTGACTTGGCCTTCGACCACAGCAGTGCGCGGGTGGATCGACTGGGCCAGACTGTCCAATGTGTTGCGGAGTATTTCCGACTTGATCTCTTGCAAGTCGCGGGTAATGTCGAAAATCGACATGGCCTCAAGTGGGCTTGTGTGTGGCTCTGGATCGCAGGGAAAGTCAGCAAAGGGAATGTAGCTGGCCGGCAGATTTCTGACCACCTTATAGCCGCCACCCATGCAGCAGACTTTTCTCAGCTCTGCAATGCCATCGCCATCATAGTCAACGCGGGAATAAGCCTCGATGTAAAGCACTCTGCGCATCATCGGGTTGGCCGCGTCATTTGTGCCAAATGTCGTGGACAGTGGCTGGCGCGCTAAATACTCGTCATTGCTGTCCAAGTCGGTCGATGACATATTCTCTTCAATCTCATCCTGGTCATATCCCATGGCCAGCAAGTCAGCCATGGTGGCCATTTGCCTGTGGGCAATGATGGTCGCGTCATCAAACGATCTGGCGCGTCTGTCCAGTAGCAATTCTTCGGGTGGCACGGCCATGATCCTGATTCGGCCATCCTTTGTGATGCGCTTGATCTGCACATCATGGACCATGGCTGGAGGCGCTGTCACTGGCTGGCCAGTCAATGGGTCAACTGTGCTGATCTGCAATTCGTCAATGCTTGGGTCTGGGTAAGAGACCACAATCTTGACCTCGCCACCAGGCTCTTGCATGAGCATCTCTAGCGTCTGGTCGTCTAGGCCGGTGTACTCCTCAATCCGGACCTTCTCTTCATCCTCCCACCAGAATTTCGCTATGCCGCATTTGCGAACCAGTGCATCCTTAAAAATCGCATAGGTCGTTAAGAACCCAGAATTGTCGTTTTGGTAAATGTAATTACAATAGTCCGTGGCCTGTTGGGCCATTTTGGTGTCTTCGGGTCCCCTGGGCGCAAATTCCACCACATTCTCAGAGCTGAAGAAAACGCGCATCAGGCTTGGCAGCATGGCCGAGACAGTGTCCCGCACCTCCATGGCCACCACCTTACTGTTGCCTTCGACCTCATTGCCAAATAAATCACCGCGATAGTATTCAGTCCCCTTGGCGCGTGTGGGGGACAGATCACTGTCCACATAGCTGATGGCATCGGTCAGGTCTTGCGTGATGATGGCTTGCAGTTCCATCTCATCCATTGGCTCGGTGGCTGCAACATCGGTGGACAGGTTTTCAATATCGTTCATTTCAATCCCCAAAAATATAGGTCGCGTGGTCTAAGGCACTGACCAAATTTGTATTGTTTGAAGAGAGGCTTGAAGTCATTAAAATCTTCCTCCCTCAAATTTCGGTAGTAATCGTTTGTAAATGGCGCGTCAGCCGGTGAAGTTCTGGTCGTGCCATGCTCCGGTCTGCCTATTGTGGCACAGGAGAAAATCACCAGACCACCCTCTCGCACCAGGTCAATCATCTTTTGAAACGTCTTATCCCAGTGTTTGTCATGCTCAAAGCACTCGCATGAGATCACCACATCAAACATCCCGTCTGGGTATGGCAGTTCATGGCCTCGGCACACAATGTCCACCCCTGGGCCTTCGCCCAAGTCACAGCCAATGTATTTGTCAGGATTCTCAAAAAACTGCCTCACGCTGCCATTGATGTCCAAAGAGCCAACTTCCAAGACTTTGGTCTGGCTGAAGTGTTCTGGAAATTCAGCCTTCACAGCGGCCACAAAATCAAGTTGTTGCTGGTGACTCATGCAAACCATGCCTTCGCATATTCGGGCCTGTTCTCTTTGAGCCATGGCAGCGCATCCTCATGCAGCTGCTTGGCATTCATGCCGATGGTGTTTGAGCCAATGTGGTGAACATAGCTTGCGCTCACATAGTGGCCATAGCCTTTTTGGATTAAATCCATACAATGCACATCATCGCTGTACCAATTCAGAGGGGGAAACTTTGCCTCCCCAAATGCGTCACTTGATATCCATGCAAATATTGGGCTGACCTCTTGGACCAATTTGATGTGAGCCTCAGAGGGGAATTTAAAGAAGCTCAATCGCTCACCAGGCTGGCAAATGCGCACATTCTGGCCAGACCTTGCCGCATCACTTCGAGCCGCCACCCATCCAGCCTTGTATTGATGCATGGTTCTGACAATGGCCACATCTTCCATCAGCACCTTCACGCTGGTGGGGGTCAGCACTATGTCATCATTGGCCACAATGCACGATGACCAGTCTTTGAGCGCTGCCTCAATGATCTCGTTGTAGTCCTCGCCAAAGTTCCTTGGCTGGCCATAAATCTTCAGATCGGCTTGGTAATTCTCAATCACCGACTCTGGGCCGCGCAAGTACACCGGACACTCTGGCGCGTATTGCTTGATCGATTCAAGCAGCACCGCCAACCCGTGGCCCTTGACAGTGGCAATGACAATTGGACAGATCATTTCTTGGCCTTGTTTCTCGCAGATATTGCAGCTGCTTTTGCCTTGGCATCGGCCTTGGAGCTTGCGCCCCATGCCTTGAGACTCAGCAGCAGCCGTGTCGGCTCACCGCCCTTCATCTCAGGCCCAGGCATATTGCCCATTCGCGCCAAGAAGCTGGCACGCCTTGGATTGTCGCCTGATTTGACGGGCGCTTTTAAATCCATGCCTTGCGCCTTCGCACTGGCACGGCCCTTGGCGTTTAAGCCGCCAGACGGGCTTTTGCCCTCTTTACGCTGCCAAGCTGGTGTCTTCATTTCTTTTTCACTGGCTTGGCGGTTTTAGCCGCTGCCTTAAAGTCTGAAGCGCTTGGAGCGCCCTTTGCCCCAGGCTTGCGCATTTTCTCTTTAGACCCAGCAGCAATTCTTTCGCGTTTAGCATGAATGTTTGCATACAAACCTTGTTTCATTCCTCTTCTCCTTCATCTTCCATGTCCTCGCCCTCTTCGGCCTCTTCACCCGTATTTGGGCCACCGACCACCCATGCATCGCAAGTTCTGCTGGCTGCGCACTTGAAGTCAAAGATTTCGCAGTAGCCAAGGTCAGCCAACTTGATCGTGCCCCATGGGTCTGCTTCCATGCCAATACCCTCTGCAATGCACTGCTTGATGTTGTCAGACACGTTGAATGCCGCGCAGTTACCGCATAGGCTCTGCTTTGCGTCATCCATGCTGACATCCCACTGGTCAGCCTTCTTGCGCCAAAAAGCCTCATTAGGCAGTTTGGGATTCTCAGGACCATAGGCCGCGCTGGTGATTGCCTTTGCGCGGTTCTTTAGGTTGAGGGTAATGTCTTGCGTGGGCATGGGGCAGTTCTCGCCTGCGCTCATGTCCTCGCCAGGCTCTTTGTCCATGACTTGGCTCATGGTGCGTTTTAAAGTAGCCATTATTTTTTCGCCTTGTTCTTTGCTGTGCGCTGACCGCGCATGGGCATCTTCGCTTCTGACATTGCAATGGCCACCGCCTGCTTGGGGTTGGTCACAACCTTGCCAGTTCCACCGCTGTGGAGCTTGCCGGCCTTGTACTCACCCATCACCTTGCCGACCTTCTTTTGCGCTTTACTCATTGCCTTCATAGGTTTCCCCCATTGGTTTGTCAATACCCGAATTATGCAACCCGCGACAAGTTTCTGCGCAGGGGCTGACTCCACTTGCCGTTACCCGTTGACCCGTACATTCCAGAAATTGCGTCACTTGCAAATGTCAGGACAAAGGCATCGGCCTTGTCTGGGCTTGGCAGACCTCTCCTCTTGATCTCGTCTTTCCCCTCAATGGCAATCTTGCCGTTACTGGTGAATGAGTACCGCACTGTGGCCAGCTCGGCAATTAGCACATCATCCCGCGGCATCTTGCAGTCCCGAGCTTCGAGCCATGCCCGTGCCTTGTACCAAAGCTCAGCTTTGAGATTCCTGTAAGTCCCACCCATGGCTGGGGACTCTGACACGTTGATCCCTCTGGCCGGTAGGCCCAGCTCTCTGAGGCGGTCCACCACCCCAGCGCCTAATCCAATGGAATCGACCAGTATTTCTTTCGGCTGCGCACTCGGTGCAAGCGCCTGGTACTCGGCCACCACCGCGCCAGTCAATTGCATCAGGTCCAAATTCTTCCATGTCCTGATCGCCTCAGTCACCGCATTGCCTTGGCGCTTGCACAGCGCTGACCTGTCCGATCCAAACCGCGCCACATCCAAGCCCCAGATCATGGGCGCATACTCACTTGGCGCCACATCCCGATTCAATGCGCTTTCCAGCAGGTCCATGGCAATGACAGTGTCATCATCCCCTTTGGGAAATTCACCCACCACCCTGATGCGGTAGACGTTGCTTTCCTCGCCATAGCGCATGGCCATCTCATCAATGTACTCTTTGCTCACCCTCGGTGAGTCCATGCAAGACACTTGAAACGTGGTCCACTCATCTGCCAAGCGCGTATGCGTGTCATAGAAAAACCCACTACTCCTCACCGGATTGCCCAATAACAGCGTCACAGCGTTATGCCCCGACATCGAGCCAGCCGCAGCCTCGAACACTTGCTCTGGCACACCCGATGCCTCATCAGCCACCAGCATCACGTTCTCTGAGTGAATCCCCTGCAAGGCTTCCGGCTGCTCGGCCCTGCTTGTCCTGGCACTGATAAACATCTCAGTCGGTGCGGCATTGAATTCAATCCTCTCTTGCTTGACAGTCAGCAGCTGCTGCAATGGCAGAGGCATCGAGTTGATCCACCTCTTCAGCTCCGCAAACATCGCGTCATACAGCTGACTGCTTGTCGGTGCAGTCACCACCACCTTGACAGGCGATCTGGTCATAAAGTACCAGAGCATGGCCCAGCTGCTTGCCGTACTCTTTCCCACCCCGTGGCCACTCCTCACAGAGATTTTCCTGTCACCACGGGCTATAGCCTTCAAAAACTTGATCTGCCACTCGTCAGGGTCAACCCCCAACACCTCTTGAACAAACAAGACAGGATCAGGCTGATACCTCTCTACCCACAATGCAAAAACATTTTCTTTCATGGGTGCATCTTGTCATAAATGGCCCACTGCTTCTCAGGCATCGACCACTTATGCGCATCCAGCTCATCGGTCCTGACCAAAATCAAAAAATGCATGGTCATGGCCAAGTCGTAATACCCACTCTCAATAGCCTCCAACATCTTCACCCTCAGGTCCACAATCACAATCTCCAAATGCAGCGCTGTCAATAAATCATTCATTTGCCCATCCCCACTTGTTTCAAGTTCTGACTGGTCACCCGATTGGTCCAGCACGATGCACACAACCACCTCGTTGCACTCATCTCCACCCCACCCTCTGGTGGCTTCATCACAGCGCATTTATTACAAAGCTGTAACTTATGACCATGGCAGTTGCCATTCAGTCTCACATGGTTATTTACAAAATTACTTTTCACTGTATTCTCTGAATTTTATTATGTGGGTGCGTTAACCACTTATCACCTAATAATCTAATCGCTTTAATATATTGTTTCTGATTATGTCTATTCGTGCTTCTCGGCACATAATCGACATTAAATAACTGGCGCACTTTAGTTAATAAGGTGATATTCATATTATCCCCACGATTAAGTTAATGTCCACCCAAGTGTGCCAGGCAGTCTGCCCGTCTGGACTCATTAAAGTGCAAAACACTTTCCCATCTTTAGTCTCATCAGTGTCAATCACAATCCACTCCTGACCCTTGAGGACCACTGTCGCCTGCTTCGTTTTCATAGGTTTGCTCCGTTGTTTGTGGAGATTAGATTGTCGGTGCTTTTTGCGTTTTATGTCAACTAGTGCAAAATTTTTTTAAAAAATTTTTTTTGTAGGTGTTTAGTGCCGCCACAGTCGCCCCCGCCAAGCCGGCCAAGGGGGGGGTCGCGGCCACCGACCGCCAGCCGGCCACCGCGGGGTTATCCACGGATTTTGGCCAACCTTATCCACAGATTCCTGTGCGTAACTAGGCTTGTAATACTTTAATGCACTTAATTCTGTGGATAACGAGTTATCCACTTAACATAATGGTCGTTGTATAAAGTGACTGAATCATTTTGTATTCATATCCGTCAAAGTGTCTATTGATACGATGCTGCGCTTGCGCAGGGCATCGAGCGCCATGCTTCCAAGGTCGATGTTGACCAAGGGCGCTTGCTTGTCTGAGAACTCCTCAGAGAGCTTGCTGGCTAGCCACGCACGCCTGTCACAGCGTAGCTTGGCCAGCTGCACCTCTTGGATGGTGGCCGCGTCTGCAATGTCGATGGTTTGTTCTGCTAAACTTTGTGCTGCTCGCGTGCGTGCGCGTGCGTATGCGGCCTTGCGTGCCTCACCGCCTCTCTCGACCCATCTGTCAAAGGTCGTATTCCCCACCCCTAATACCTTGCACAGCGCGGAGATTGTGCCGCCACTGGCAATGAATTCGAGGATGGCATCTTCACCGCCAAACTTGTGGATGGCCTTGTTGGCCACGCTGATCTCAGCCTTCTTTGCTTGTGCTGCCAAGATGTTGACAGCGCCTTGGTCGGCCATTTCAGCCAATGTGTTTCTCGCCATTCAGATACTCCTCGATTGTTTTGATTGCTTCGGCAGCTGATCTGGCGACCACTGCCATGTACCCTTTTGCATTTAACTGCAAACCTACAGCGCTTTGTTTGTTTGAAACCACACCGGCCTTGGTCTTCATTTCCACAAATAGCGCATGAAACCCGTTTTTAGGCTCTAAGACGCAAAGATCAGGCATCCCTGCCAATACCCCTTCGCTGTGCAGTCTGACGCGCTCTGACGGGCTTCTATCGCCACCATTGGGTATTGCCGCAATGATGATGTCTGGATAGAACGCTCGAAAGTGTTGCACCACTTTGACTTGGTCAATGTGTTCAATGCTTTTTCTTTTGCGTTTTAAGTCAACCACCATGACTCGGATTCTACTGCCGAGGCTTTGGTCTGAAACATATGACACCGGTGCTTAACATCGGTTGGAAATGCCGCGAGGCCAGTCTGGCCGCACTGGTGCTCGGTCCATGTGATGGTTGCCCATCCACCTTTGATCTTTGCCTGGTCAAACATCCACTGGAGTGGTTTTGCGTTGACCTTGCGGTGTCGTTCCATCTGCTCTGCTGGCATCGACTGGCGCTGCTCGACTTCTACCGCATTACTGCACTGATGGCAGAAAACGCGCTCATCTTCCACGAATTTCTCTAATTGTGGATAACCTGTGGATAACTGCTCAACTTGTTGGACCATCATTTCTCCTCAAAACCATCAAAAAGTAATCCGGTATGACCAAAGGAAATCTACCGCATTACCGCATTACTTTCGTACCCTGCCAAAACACCGAGACTGGCCTGTGGATAAATGGGTCTAAAGACCCCATTTAATCCACAAGACCCAGCCATTGTCTAATCCGGTATACCGCATTACTACCGCATTACTACCGCATTACCGCATTACTTTAACTGGACCCATCCAAAGCCCTCATGGTCCTGTGCAAAGCGCTGGAATATGGCGGCTCCAACTGCCCGTCTTGAGTAGCTTTGGTTGGCGCTTGGAACGGCCAAATAGATAGCTGGCCACTCCAGTTGGTGCATTCCTGTGAGTTCTTTTGGGACAATGGGGCGACCTGGCCCTTTGCGCATAATGACCTGACCATGCTGGTTGATGATGGACTGGACATAGTTGCAAGCCTGGTCACAGATGTCTTGGACTTGTTGCTGCTTCTTATCGCTTTGGCGTTCAGCAGCTGCTTGTCTTCGATCTTGTTCTGACGACATGGCTGGCACGACCAAGAGCACCATTTGCTCTTGAATGTGGCCATCCTCATCCAGGACAGTGTCGGCAAAGACATCGCTGTGGAACTTGATCTCTCTAAAATTTGGCTGATAACGGGTTTTGACTAGGCGCATATAGCGGGTCTTGGTCTCGTCTTCAAAGAGAACTGCGGTCAACGTGGCATCACCTGTAAAGGCAGAAGCGCCACGGGCTGTAGCGTCTGAGTCGGCCTTGGATATGGTTTTGTTAGTGTGCGTAATGATGCACACTGGTGTGTCCAGTTGGATATAGATGGTCTGTTTTAAAGCTGCAATAAATCCACCGACCTCGCTATTATCATTCTCATTATCAATATCCATAGTGGCATTGGCCGTGTCCAATATCAATAATGGCCGCACATTATCTATTGTGTGGTGAATCACATTATGAGCAAGCATCAGTAAATCCTTCACATTAGACCTCTTGGCATCGATGATGACAAACCATTGGGATAATGCTTCAGCACTGATCCCATAATGTCTGGAGTATCCGGTTAATGTGCGCTCGACCTGGTCCGAGTCTTCGGTCACAATAATTGTTTTGCGTTTTTTGGTGGCGGTGAGTTCGCAGTCCTTGGCCTGCAAGCCTGCCATGACCATGCACAGACTGATGATGGCGGTGGTCTTGCCGATACCAGGCTGACCGGCCAGCACCATGAAACTGTGCGCCCAGAAACCTTTGACCATGTAGCGGATGGGCTTGATCTGGCCAATGGTCAATGTGCGCTCTGGCCAGCCCTGTGGTGCGTCTTGAGCCAGTGCAGGCAGGGTCACAGACTGGATGACCGCTGCAAAGTCTTCCACGGCTGACTTGCGCTCGGTCTGCTTTGTTGGGGCTTCCCACCCACAGTCCTTGGCGTGCTTAAATAGTGTGCCAAGCCCCACGCCTTTGCCCTGGTGAAAGCTCTTCCAGTGGACTTCAATGTCTTTAGTTCCGGCAAACTTGGCGCCAGCCATGGACCATGTCATCCATGGGCCAAGTCCTTGCTCGCCAAACTCTGTGTGCAGCGCTTGGCCAAGCTCAATCCACTGCTCATAGTCGCAGTCTGGGGAAATATGGTGCAAAGCCTTGATGGCACGATCAAGGTCGCTGTCATCAAGTCTTGAGCCTAATTGGGTGAAGTCAAATGATTGTGATGGTGGTGCTGGCTTTGGCTCTTGCAGCTGGTGCTGCTCGATGATGCCCCAGTCTTGGAGCAAGGCATAAAGGTCCACGGCCTCTTGGAATTCACCGACCACCGCATTGCCACTAAGTAGCACTGACTTGCCGGCACTGTTTGGCAGGCCAAATACTTCTAGTTCCTGACCACCGCCTAGCTTGTACTTGGGTAGCACCTGGTCAGCTTCTTTGGGTGGTGAGACCCATAAGAAGACATGACGGCCACGGCCTGAGACAGAAACCTCGGTCAACATCTTGTTGGTCTTGACGTACTTGGCCATGCGCTGGATGGCCACATTGGTTGGTCCACTAGCGTGCTTCATGTCCACATCGAGGCAAACCAGAAAGTTACCTGATGCGCTGATGATGGGGCGCTGCTGGACCAGACCAAGATACTGGCCATGTGGGGCTTGCTCCATGGCCCAGATGTCTTCAGCGTTGTACAGATCGCTTGGGTCTGTATCCCGTGCCACGCCTTGGCCGCTTCGCTTGTATGGGATTTTTTTAGACCCTTGCAGGGCAAAGGTACAAAACACGGCATCAGGGGCGACAGTGCCTATTTTGCAGGCCACAGACTGGGACTGGCTGAACGTGTCTGGCAGGGGTGTTTCAGTTATAGTTGGCACTGAAATTCCTTTAAGTTGGGGTTTCATTTGTAGGTTGCCATGAGAGATTGACTTTGACCTGGCAGTGTTAACGCGCTGTCAGGTCTTTTCTTTTGGCAAGGGATTGGATTCTATTCCTTGGCCTTTTCTTTGACTAGGGATGGGGCAGCCACCTTCTCACCGACTAGGTCTTCGGAAACTTCGACACCAAGTTTCAAGACAGCACTGGGGCTTTTGAGTTCCCATGCAATTAGGTTGTCTTTGAATGCTTCCATGACCAGTGCCTCATCCTTCCAGAATTTTGTCTTGCGGCCTGCGCGCATGGTCCAGCCTTGAATGGACTTGCCACTGGCCAATTGCTCTTTAGCAGCAGACTGCACAGCATCGGCCCATGCGGCCACCAGAGCCGCGTTGTCAAGCATCTCAGGGGTGACAGTGGTGTCAGGCAGAAAATCGTTTCTAGCGGTCTCCTGGACCTTCTCACGCATACTGGGGCAGATGGTCTTGGCCTTGCAATACCGGCAGGCATCGGGAGACGGGTTTGTGGGGGCATCGCTTGTGAGCGCCAGCTCGGCAGCTTCAAGCAAGCGCCTGCCGTGCAAGTTCAAGTAATTTCCAGACACTGTCCACTTGCTGTGGCCAACTCTTGGCTGAAAGATGTGCATGGTGCATTCGATGGTGCTTGGCGCTTTGAGCTGGCGCATCGCACCAAGGGCATAGGTCAGCAGCTGCTTGTTGTCGGTGGCATCCACGGCCACCCTGCCGGTCTTCAGGTCAATGACATGGAGATGGTTGCCATCGACCAGGATGGCATCAGCAGTGCCGCCAAGCGCTGGGTGCAGGGATTGCAGACCTTCATCTAGGTTGACTTCGATGAGCTTCTTTCTGGGGTTTTCCACCAGAGTATTGACAAAGTTGGCATAGCCTTGGGCCATGGACAGGTGGTCAGGATCAGTTCCGGCTGGTATTTCAGCATTGCGCAGAATGATCTCAGACAGTTCATGGATGGCAGTGCCAATGGCAGCCGCTTCGCCTGCTGGCTCGAAAGGCATGAGGGATTCAAGCCTGTATGAGCCTGGGCATTGCATGAATCGGTCTGTGCGGGATGCTGAGAGTCGGGCGTGTTTTCGGGTTTCATGTTGCATAGTTTCTCCTGGTTAAATGATTTGGTTGACGATATTCAGTTTCTTTAAGCATTTGGCCAAGACTGTATGGTCCAAGCTGGCCTTGATGGTCAAAATGTAAATGACTGGGGGAATGCCTGATTTGTTGATATTTTCAACGCGACTTGAGGCTTGCTCTAGGGCGCTTGTGGACCAAGTGCATTCGACAAAGACAATCGTGTCGGCAGCCGATAGGTCCACGCCTTCAGACATGGCGGCAATGTTGCCGATGATGCATTTGGTCTGGCCAGACTGGAAGTCGGCAATGGCCTTGTCGCGCTTGGCCCGTGGCGTATCACCCACCACGATCACGGGCTTGTGGACTTTCAGTTCATCTTGCAGGGCTTGGACCACATCCTTGTGGTGCGCAAAGACCACCACCGGCTCGTTGGCCTGGAGCAAGTCATCGATGAAGTCGGCAGCGTATTGGACCTTGCGCATTCCGGCCTCGCGCATGATCTCGGCCAGACCCTCAAAGGCCAGCAAAGCATTGGGGTTTGCCATCAAGGCATCGGCATCAAAGGCTTGCTCGCGTTTGTCGTTGGCCAGATCAAACGTGATGAGTGAGACTTGTGGCTCTTTGTAGTCTTTGAAGATGTCTTCTTTTTTACGTCTCAGGACATGGGGCAGCATGAGCGCCTTGAGTTCTGGCAGATTTGACGCGCCCGATGTATCTAGCCCCCAGGGGGCTGACCACATCTTGGCGTACCTGACTGCAAAGTCAAACCAGCCGCCTCTGTAGATGCCAAGGCCGTGCAAGATGGGCCAGAGTTCAATGGGCCTATTGGGTATTGGCGTGCCAGACAATGCATAAACATGGTCCACTTTCTTCATGGCCAGCATTGCAGCCTTGGTGCGTTGGGCCTTTGGATTCTTAATCCTGTGGCACTCATCCAAAACTAGCGTGTTATATCTGTCCACATTCGTAATGCCATACTGCAAAACATCATAGTTAATGATGGTGATATCGGCACTGGTTAGCTCTCCAGCCTCGCGTTTTCCATTGACCACATTCACTGAGACATTGGGCGCCAGCCTAGCAAAGGCAGACTCCCAGACTGTCTTGGCAATGGCTGGGCAGACGATGAGGGCCGGTAGGTTTTCAAGTGCAGCAGCTGCTGTGGGGAGCGTCTTACCAACACGGGGCTGGTCGGCCAGTATGGCCCTGCGCCTGGACAGCAAGAAGAGCTTGGCCTCTTGCTGATGGGGGAATAACTGCATATCGTTTCCTTCGTTTTAACTTGTCAGCATCATATCTGATTTGTGCTAAAGTGCAATTTCTGTTTAATCGCAGAAACGTAGTAAACCATTAACCCTGTAAACCCTAAAAAGGAAAAAACCATGTCTACTAGAGTCGTAACCGGAAAAGTCCGTTTTTCATACTTCAGCGCCTTAACAGCTCGCAAGAATGAGATGAACGGCAAAGAAGAGTTCTCAACTCAGGTGCTTGTTCCAAAGACAGACCTTGACACTGTGAACCAATTGAAAGCGGCAGCCAAGGCCGCATTGACTGCCAAGTTCGGGGACAAGATTCCCAAGACTGTTCGCAATCCACTTCGTGATGGCGACACTGAATTGAAATCTGATGGATCGCCACTTGGCCCAGAGTACGCTGGCCATTACTTCTTCAACACTAAGTCAACCAACAAGCCTGGTGCAGTGGATGCCCATGGCCATGACATATTGGGCAGCCAAGACATTGTGTCTGGCGACTATGGCCGAGTCAGTCTGAATGCCTATGCTTATGACCAGGCAGGCAATAAAGGCGTGTCGTATGGGTTAAACAACATCATGCTTTTGGCCAAGGGTGACTCGCTCGGTGGTGCAAAGCCATCAGCGGCCAGTGACTTTGGCGTGGTGGCCGGCAGAGACTCTGCGCCAGCAGCTTCAGTCGCAGTGGACTGGTGATTGGTCGATCAGTTTCTCAAGCGCCAAGTGCAATTGATTGACTGATGTCCACAATGGCTCAACAGTTCCAGACAGCCACCGGCTCACCTGGGACTGCTGAATGCCAGCCTCATTGCACACAGCAGCCATGGTGATCTTGTGGGCCTTGGCCTTTGCCTTGATATCGTGAATTGATTGCATCAGCGCATTCTAATTGCGCTTTATGTATAAAAACAACATGGACAGAATAGTTCTTGCAACATAATTTATTTGTGTCTTAGAATGTTACTACTGTCTAACTTAAACGAAAGAAACCGATGAAACCGCAAACCGAAACCCTCTTGGATTATTTGACTGCCATTGCCATTGGCGTTGGCTTGGCTGCACTCTTGGTGGCATGGTGGTCAGCATGAACAATGAACCAGCATTCCCTGCTATGCATTACGACTTGGCAGATAACGAACACGGCATGACCTTGCGTGACTACTTTGCGGCTAAGGCTTTGCAGGGATTTTTAGATCAACTCATAAAGCAAGGATGGCATTCAGATGATTTAGAAACTGTTGCTGAAACCTGCTACAGAATGGCAGACGCAATGTTGAAAGCGAGACAAGCATGAACTACCCAGCCACACCCCCCTGCCCCAAAGACTTGTTCCAGTTTGAATGCTCAGTAGAAGACGTTGATCTGGTCTGTTTCTTGGAATACAGCCCAGAAGAGAAAGGGTACAGAGACTCTTATGGTGCGCCCTATGAGCCTGATATTGAAGAGTGCATGACCCTCAATAACGCATATATCGCTGGCACTGATGTGGACATTGCCCACATGATCTTGCAGTCCATGGTGGACCACATTGAAGTGTCTGCGCTGGAGAAGTTCCTTGACAAATGAATTGCCACCGGCCATCGATGCCTGCCTTGACCTGGTCAATGACCTACTTCACCCAGAGGTTTATGGTCACGCTGTTTCCCCTGAGGTCAAAGCCCGTGCATTCGTTGTCAAAACGATGCTGGAGCGCTTGAAAGCCCGAATGGAGACCAGCACATGGCCAGAGGCTTAAAGCCCCGTGTAGAGCCTGCCATCGAGGCAGCACTACAAAAGAAAGGCAATCTGTCTGATGTGGACTTGGCCAAGCTGTGCTTTTGTGCCAGGCGCAGTGCAGCAAGGATTCTGTTTGACTTGCACCGCCATGAGCTGGTCCACATCTCAGGATTCACCAAGGTCCATGCAAATGGCCAGTGGCGGCCTCTGTGGTCTTGGGGGGATGGTGAAGATGCCATAGCGCCTGGGCCAGTGCCAGGCTCAGAGCGCATCAAAAAATACCGCGAGAAAATGAGTGCAGACGACAAAGACTTTGACGCTGCCAGACGTAGACAAAAGAGACGGGTCGTGAAACGCGACCCACTTGTGGCCGCGTTTTTTGGGGGTTAGTTATTGGCCTAAAAGACCATTTTGCATTTTAGGTCTTGGGAATTTTTCATTGCCAGTGCTAGACGCGAATGGACTCATTCCTTTGTTAATTCGAAATTTTGCCCATGATTCTGCTTTGTTGTAAATATCATCAGTAGGTTCTAAACCATTTAATAAATGGTCAATTTCTGATTCAGACAATGTTGGAACAATCAATGGATACTCTACTTTTTTACCTTTATATTCAAATTCAGATGACAGCTCTGTAGAGCTGTCGCCATCTGGTCTTTTTAATTCCCCAAAATATCCCTTGCCTTTAGGTGTAATAGTGCCATGCCTCATCCCATAAGGGGCAACACCTTTATTAGTAAAGTTATTGAGCAATTCCTCATCATCTAATAAGCCTGCCATGTTTGTTCCTTACTGGCTCAATAGACCAGGTCTTGGTGCTGTCTCGCCAATGTAGCTTGCGCCATAAGGCACAGTCTTGCCAAGCATTCTTGCGCCAGCTGCCACGGCCTGCTGCAATCTGGCCATGCCACTTTCATCACGCAATGCTTTGCGCACAATCTCTGGGTCTTGTGAGATCAGAATCTGGGCCACTCGTTCACGATCTTTTTCTGACATTGCCTTGTTGGACTCGCCTAACAGCTTATTGACAATTCTAAGTCCAGCCAACGGGTTTCCACTAGCCGCATTGGCCACCTCATCAGCAGTAATGGTTGAGCCAATTTTTGCAGCTTGCATCATTGATGCAGCTGTGTCTGAGCCGCCAAGAATCCTATTCTTAGCAACTTGAGACTGGGCTGCTGTGCCAATGCGGGTCAAGATGCCGTCAAGTTCGTCACTAGGATAAATGGTGCGTAAGATAGCGCCTTCTTTTGTTTCTGGATTATTAAAAATACCCATCATGCTTTTGGCACGACCAGTAGTCATCTTGCCTCGTATAGCATCCATAGCGCCAGCCCTAAACGCATTGGCAACACCAGGGTTGTTGGCCATGCCTTCCATCATTATTTGGACTTCGTCTGCGCTCTTGTTAAAGATGGTGCTGCCTTCT